CTGCCTCCATCTGTGAGCCAATGCCATTGTAAAAATCCTCCACCAGTGCGCCCGATTCTGAGGCGATTTGTTCTTCCGTTTTCCCGGTGTCCTGGTAGACTGCTTTCAGGTCTTTTTCAAGCTGCTTGAATGATTCAGAGAAAAACAGGGTGTGCGCGATTTGCTTTCCCAGCCCTTCCAGTACTTCGGCGCCGGCCTTCCCGAAATCTTCCCACGCATCCGTCCCGGCTGATATGGCATCGGTGATTGAGGTCATAATACTATCACCCAACCCCCCGAATGTTTCGGCCAAATAATCACTGAGGGCCTCTTCTGCTTCCGCGGCGGCCTCTTCCAATTCAATCATTTGCTGTAAAAGGTCTTTACTTTCATCGCTCATTTTCTCAGTGGAAACAATCGCCTTGGCCCTCTCAATATTCAGCCGGTTTTCGGCGTCAATCAGGTCGGGATAAACCGATAGAACACCAGAGTAAACATCTTTTTGCTCGCGGCCCAAGCCCAGGAAACCAGACCTTACAGTTTTACTGCCAGTCACCACCTCAATATCGGCCAGCGCCCCAATGCCTCTATCGTATTCGGCTTGCTTGGCTGCAATCATGGCTTGCCCGTACTTCGTGTCTGCTAAGAACCGCCCGGCAAACCCGTGTTTGTCCTTAAACCATTCCTCGGCGTCATTCTTCGTGCCCTTTAAGGTTTCCCGGTACAGCTCAATGGCCTCCCGGTAAACGTCAACCGAGTTTTTGGCCCGGGAAATAACGTCCTCACCAAAAATACTTGAAGCCTCTTCCAACAAAAGTTTCTGTTCCAGAAGCAACATATTGTATTCATGTTGTTGTTGAATGCGGCGGTGTAAGAGCTCTTGCATGGCCTTTTCGTGTTCTGCCTGAGCCTTTGAATGGTCGAAGAGGCTGAATAAAGCCGTCATAATCTGAACGGCGGCCCCAATGACGGCCAGAATAACCGAGGCTTTTTCCACGCCCTTAATCCCCTCGGCGGCGGCGGTCGATAGGGTCTGGATGCCCGTTATCATTCCGATAACCCCACCGGCAATATTGGAGGCGGCTGTGAGCACGTTCTTTGTGGCGTCATCCATGCCGTCAAAGGACGAAACGATGTTGTTTACAGATTCCTGTACTTCGTTCATCGTCTTTAGGGTGTCATTCCAGTTCTTACCCTGTTTCTTTGCGTTTCCCTTTGCGTCCTCTCTGGCTTCGGCAATTTTCACCCGCTTTTCAAGCGTCTTAATCTGAGCCCGCAAAACGGCCCGCTCCTTGTCTGTGAGCTTGGCCCCGGTGCTTTGCAGGGTGGCCTCGGCTGTTTGCAGGGCGTTTTTTAACTGAGTTAATCCCATATTGGCCAGTTGCTCAGTCCAGACAATGAAAGCCGCCTCTCGCTGTGCTATCTGGTTGTCAATGTCGGCCAAAACTTCGTCCCTCTGGCGCTGCATTTCGGCGATGTGTTCCTCTGACCCCCCGGCCTCTTTGAGCTGTGCTTCTTTCTGGTCATATTCCTGTTTCAGTCGGGTGCGCTTCTGCAATAGATTTTCATATTCTACCAGGAGCCTTTCATTCTTTTCCTTTTCCAGTCTCAGGGCCTCAACATTGGCCTGTTGATAGGATTGAAAGGCGGCTGTTTCCATGGCTGAATAATAGGCCGAATCGTCACTCTCAACGCCGGCCTCTTTCAGTTCCTTTTCCCGGTCTTCCTTATGCTTTTTTAGCTGTGCCAGCTCTCGGGCATAATTCAGCTCGTTTTGGGCCAGCGTTTTTTCTATGCCCTCCTTCATGGCATCAATACGGGCTTGCTCAATCTCAATCTGCATTTGTTGTGCCTGAGCTTTGAGCCCTTCTTGTGATTTTAAAAGACTTTCATTCACCTTGCTATCTTTCTCCCCTGTCAGGATTTTAAGGCGTTTTTCGGCATCTTTCAGGCTGTTTGTCTTATCCTCAATGTCCCGGGTGTAATCATCCGATGGAGCCTCCCCGGAGCGGAGCTTTTTAAGGTCTGTTTTAAGCCCGTCAATCAGGGCCCGGGTGTTCTCAATCTCTGTGTTGATGTTTTGCAGTTGCGGGGTTTTTGCTTCGTCAGGGCCGGACCCGGCGTCCTCTTCCTGAATGGTGGAAAGATACCCCTCGGCGTATTTCTTAAATTCTCCCTGTGCTTCCCTGAGCTTAGAAGCGTTTCTGGCCAGAGCTTTACCGGCATCAGTAATGCCCGAAATATCCCAACCACTAACCCGGTCGAATATTTCATCGGTGTTCATGTACTGCTCCTGTCCGGCCCGGAAAGCCTCTCTCCACTCTTTAACGGTTGCATAGCTCGCGTCTGCCTGAGCGGCCCGAAAGGCATCGTAAACGCGATCAATACTGAAAGCCCCATTCTTGGCAACCTCCCGGGCCAACTGGTCAATGTAAGACTGGAACCGGCCCCGCTGGTCGGCGTCTTTTATTGCATTGCCCATTTTGGCAATCTGCTTGTAAAATTCTTCGTTTGCCTTACTGAGGTTTTCCCGGGGGTTGTTCAGGAACTCAGTCTTGGCCTTTTCAAGTGAGGCGTCAATAATGGCTTCTTTTACGTCACGATAAGCGGCGGCCAGCTCTTCGGCTGTGGTTTTTTCCGTTATCATGTTGTCCAAGTATGAGCCATACTTGGAATTGATTTGCTCAATGGCCTTTCGGCGGTCGTCTGTGCCCTCTTTCGTTTTTTTAAGGGCTTCAAAGGCGGCTTCCATTTCTTCCGTCTCCCGGTCGATGTTGTCGGCCATTTTTGCGGTTGCCTCAGCCGCCGCGTTCGTTTCCCGGTTAAACAGGACAAGGGCCGTCACCACCCCGGCGATAACCGAAGCCAATAACAACATGGGGTTGGCTTTCGATACAAGATTGAAAGCAATCTGAGCGTCTTTCGCTGTTTTTATGCCACGGGCCAGCTCGAACCATGCCTTTATACTGCCAGCGGCCATTGAAGCCTTCTGAACAGCTGCAACGGATATTACCGCGGCTTTATATGTTCCATAAGTGGCGATTATTACTTTTAGAATCTTCCAGACGTCTTCATAGTTTTCAACCAAAAATTTCGCCCCCTTTATGGCGTCAGCAATGGCCCCCTCGTTATTCTTACCGATGTTGTTAAACATCTGGTCGAAGGCGTCACCAAGGTTACTTATTAAGCCCGGGATTGTGCCCATCTGGTCGGCCATAAGACCGGCAAACATCCCGCCCTCTTCTGTGAGCGAGTTAATGACTTTTTGCACTTCAGGAAAACCAACCTTGCCGGCGGTAACCAAGTCCTTCACCTCACTTTCGGCGACACCGAATTGCTTGGCCAGCTCTTTAATCATGGGAATCCCGCGCCCGGTGAATTGGTTCAAATCCTGAGTGTAAAGGCGCCCTTGGGTCATTGTGGTTCCATACAGGTAAACAAGGTCATTTAAGGGAATGGAAAGCCCGGAGGCGATATCCCCGAGCTTGGTCATGGTTGCGGTGGCTGTGTCGGCTGATTCCCCATAAGCAAGTAAAGACTTGGCACCAGCGGCCACTTCTTTTAGAGAAAAGGGCGTTGAGCTGGCCATTGTCACAATATCGGCCATAAGAGCATCGGCCTTTGATTTGCTGCGTAGCATGGTGGTGAAGGAAACCTCTAATTGCTGAAATTCGCCCCTCACGTTGGCAACCTGTTTGGCATAAGAAAACATTTGCGCTCCCCCGAAATAAACGGCCATTCCTGCCCCTATTTTCTTGAAAGCACTGTCAATTCTATAGCCTTCTTTTTCAGCCGTGTTCCCGATGTGGGAAAATTGGTTGTTTACTCTTTTTGCGGTGGCCTGAAATTGTGTGTCGTCCAGACCCACCCCATACCACATCCGTCCGTTTTCTGCTGGCATAATCTTTACCGTTTAACGACCTCTCGGTCTTTTCCTGTTGTAAAATTCTTCGGGTTGTTGGCGTCCAACCGTTCGTCATACTTTGGGCCGTCTTCCTGCTTTTTATCCCGGCTCTTTTTCAGGTCGTCATAACTCGGAATTACCGAGCTGTAAAGAATCATGTTTGCGTAACTCATTTCATGTAAAACATAGTCAGGGGTTAACGAATAATTCTTTGCCACGCCGGCCACAATTGCCCAAATGCTATCGTTTTTTAAACCACTTCCTCCGCTTTCTTTTTCGTCTGCCTGAGTATGTTTACCTCCGCGAGGGAAGTGGTAATTCCGAAAAAATCGGCGACCTCCATTGCATTCAGCCGCTCAACTATTATCCGGGAAAGCACCGAAGGGGGTTCCTCTAAAATTAACTGAGCCAGTTCCCCGGCTGTTATCGTTTTATTGCACGGAATAAGGCCCAAAATTGACCGCTCCTTGATAACCTGAACACCTTTAGAGCCCAGTAATAAATAGGCGGCTATTTCGCCAACAATCCGACTGTGCCGGGCCACTCTCAGAACCTCATAAACCATTTGCTCCACATCGGTTTTCACTTCTGGCATTTGACTAACCAGCTCGGAGACTTTTATCAATGTAGCGGTAGAGGGAGGGGCGGCTTTTATGGCCACCCCTTGAATTGAGTAATTTACCGGCTCTTCCAGAATTGTTCTTGAAGTTTTACTCTCAATGTTCATCTGTTACGCCTTTTTGAATTTTGTGTAAAGCTCACCATCTGAGCACGCCAAAACGGTGAAAACCACATCGGCATAGTGCCCGTCCTCTTCACTGTAACCGTCCTTGTAGGAAACGGAAGCCTTGCGGATTTCCAGACCGGTTGCACCCGTGTTTTTGGGAGTTAATTTGACGGAATAGGGGTCATTGACAATCTGAGATTTGACCGTCAATCTGTCCTCTAATTCGTCATGTTGGGCGTTGATTAAAGTTGCCAGAAATGCAAAATCGGGTTCGATAATGCGGGTTGTCAGAGTGATTTCCCCCTCGCTCTGTTCCTTAGCCACGGTCACGCCGCCGGTGGCTTTCATTTCCAGAACCTCACCATCGGCAGATTCCAGAGAGGTTGAACGGTCGGCAATGGTGCCAAGGCTTGTAAGCGCTGCGGCCATCGCGTCAGCGGCGCCGGTTTTTCCTATTTCAATGGTACATTTCGACCACGACATTATTAGTGACATAATCCAATAATTTTAAATTGTTATTAACCTGAAATTTAACTTTGCATTGATAAAGTGCTGTTTTAGCTCTTCGGCCTGAAAGGTCTGAATCATATCTCCCAGCCAAATATCATATTGGGGGTTAGATAGACCGACAATGATTTCGTCAAGCGCCTGCTCAATCTCTCGGCATCTTGAAGAGTTGCGAAAAAGCCGGCCATTAATAACCACATCGGGAACGTAAACATTCACCACCAGAACCCCGGTCTGAATTTGCCCATCCATGCCAGCCACAAGAGAAATGACGGCATCCTCCGTATCGGCGTCCAGCGGTCGCATTCCACGTTTGTAAATGGTGCCATTTATGACACCTGGGAGAATCGTCTGAGCCGTGAAAATGTCGTAAAAATCCTGTTCGACTGCGCTTCCTGTCTTTCTCATTTGATACCAAGTTTTTTAAGCAACTGAGGCGTTATTTTTGAGGCTTTCAGCTCTGACGATGCCAGAACATTAAGCCCCCCGGCCTCAACGTGTGCGGCGTAATCCATGCCGGCCACAATGATAAGGGCAAACCCTTTTGTGTATTGGCCGATTAATTGGTTGATAAACTGCTCGCCCTCTTTGACGCCTTTTCCGCCCTGTTTAACCTGCTCAAAACGCATCGGCACCACCACCCGGCCATTGTGCAAAACGACATAACCAATCGAGCTTCTGAGATTGCCCGTCTGGTCAAGATAGCCACCATTGGCCCGGGCTTCATTGACGCATTGCTCCCCAATGTAACTTAGCGTATTTATGATTGAGAGCTCAATACGCCTGAGTTGCTGAATGGTGTATTGCTCAATATGCTTCTTTGGTGTGAGCGACTTAATTGCCATTTTAGACGGTTATTTTGGTGCGATTAACGAAGGTTAATTTCTGAGCGCTTTGTACATCAAATTCGCCCAGTTCTTCGCCCTGTTTATCAGTCAGCCGAACCCGAGAGTATGGGAACCCCAGCCCGTCAATAAAAACAGTGTAACGGGCCACGGTGAAATTTCCACCGTCATAAGTGCCCTCGGTGCTCCGGGTGTTTTCCTTAATGTTTGCCGGCTCCGGTTCGCTCCATTGTGAGGGCAAAGGGGCGGGGTCGCCCTTCTGGTCAAGTCCCGCCCCGCTGTCTAACAACCCATATACAAACCCATTGACTAAAATCATATATCCTCCCCTTCAAAGCTGAATGTTTGACGAATAGGAGGGGTGTACCGGGGGTCATTCAACCCCCCGTAAACCCTGTTCGCGCCTTCCCTCAGAGCCTTTCTATCAGAGTAAAGCAAGCTAACATTTACCCCGCCCTCGGATATGTTCGGGGCAAAACTTACCCACATGGCAACATCGGCATTGGCCAGCCGAAATTTATCGCTGGCCTGAATGGTTGCTGTAACCTGTTCCTCAGGGTCAAGCCCCCGGGTGCGGGAAATATCAATCAAGACAGAATCCGGCACCGGGTAACCTGTTGAATGTTTCAATGCTTCTGTGATAGTCATAGCTGTGAGTTTTTAAGCCGCGGCGGTTTTGGTGTCAAGAATGTAAATTGCATCAACACCATCCAGGACAGGAATGACGTTTGCCTGTGCGCTGGTGTATTCACGCAAGGGGTCATTCTTGTGATACTTTGACACCAGCGTATAATTAGACGCCTTTTCATAAGCCACATTCGCGACAGGGTGGTTTTCCTCTGCCAGTGAACCGTAAAACAGGCTTCCAATCTGCTCGGTGGTAATCAAAGTAACGGCCCCCTCAGTCCAAGGCTTCACGCTGGTACGCTTGCCGTCCTTCTCAATCTGAATGGCCCGGTCAATAACTCTCAGGGAAACGTTGTAGTCTTCCAACAGGAAGTCGTTTATCTGAGTAAGCGTTGGAACGGGTGGTTTCGTTCCGCTGGTCACTGCCAGACCTAAGGCGGTGGCGTGGCGCTCTTTTACTTGTGTGGTTTTCTTGAAGCTATTGAACGTAACCCTATCCATTAAAATAGTGGTGAATACGTGACCCTTGGGAGAGGCCGCGGCGATAATCTCTTCAAGGTCATCGAGCGGTGTCGCATTGGCGGCGTCTGACCAAATTACCTTCGCCTTAACCTTATTCTCGGCGGGTATGCCGTATTCAATGCGAATACCAATACCGCTGTTGTTCTCGCTGGTAATGGAGGTCACACCAGAGGACAAAGCCTGTAAGAACATGAATTCCAGACGCTCTTCAATACTGGTAATTGCCTTCTTGGCATCCCCGAAGAGCTTGGCCACAACGTCAGACTCACGGCCACCACGGGCCACCAGAATGTCGATATCCGACAGCTGCTTTTCAGTCAGATACAATTTAAGCCCCAGCTTTGGGATGTCGCCCTCGGCCTTCCTAATGGAATCGCGCTTTTTCAGCGGGAGGGGGGAATCCATTGCCACAACATCGGCGGCAACGATGCTGCCGTTCAGTGACAAGCTCGACCATTTAAGGTCGGTCGAATACTGCTCGGTAAGCATGGTTTTAAACAGATAAACAGGCGCGTTCTTGGACCCGTTTACTGTCTCAATTACTTTCGTCACGATTGACGAGAAGTACTTTTTTACAAACTCAGGAAATAATGATTGTAATTGCATTCCTTTAATTTTTTAAGATTGAAAAAATTAGTCTGCCTCGAAGCGAATAAGGGGCAATGCCTCTTTACACGCTGCCGGGATTTCATAAACCGCGACCTTGTCGTTAACGGTTCCACGAACCACGATGGACGCCCGGGCGTCAGTGGTAAGCACTGTGCCACCCAAAACCCCGATAGTCTTAGCGGCGTCTGTGGGGTCGATACTTACGGCTCCCGTTTGAGCGTCAACGGCCAGCGGAATAGGTTTGTACTCGCCGGCATCCAGAATGACCGGGTGCCCCGCGGGAATGGTTGGTTTATCCCAGCCGGCAACGTCCAGCGTCCGGCCTCCACGGACATATTCGAGGGCGTCCACAATAACAATGTTGTCATTGGTGGTGTCCACGGATTGCGCTCTGTTTAATGTAACTTGTGCCATTTTTTACTACATTTTTTCGATTAAACTTTTGGCTTCATCATCTGAAATAGTGCCCTCAACGCGGCCCCCAACCTCTAAACCTTTGCCGGATTTATTGCCAACGACAGAGGTGTAAATACTATCATACTCGGCCTCTAATGCCTGAATCTGTTCAGCCAGGTCATTATCCGGGTTGATACGTGAAATCCACGCCTGTTTCAGATTGTCGGGTAGCTTCTGGGAGGCCCTGAGAGCCTCAGCGGCGGCCTGTTCTTTGGTCTTGGCTTGCCTCTCGGCTTCAAAGGCGGCGACCTTATCAGTCAGCGCCTTGTTTGCATCAATCAAGACCTGAGCCCATGCCGGAATTTCGCTTCCCTCTTTGGGTGGTTCGTTTTTGGGCTGCTCTCTTTCGGCTTTCTCGCCGTTCCTCAGATTATACTTCTCTTCGTATCCCCTGATTGCATCTTGGGCCCTGCGGTCTCCCTCGGCCTGTGAGTGCTTGGCGGAAAACGTCAATACATCAATGACCCCATCGCTAAGGACGGTTTCAATCTGCCCTTCTTCCTGAATGATTTTGCTATACCGGTCTGCAACCCCATCAAGATAGGCAGCCTGAACCCCGGGCATTTTGGTTTTCAGGAATGCTAAAATTGCCTGTTTCATAATGATTTAGTGTTTTAATTACAGTTTCAAATTTATTGAAAATATTAAAAAGTGCTTACTGAATAAGCACTTTTTTTAATATTTGCTTGTTATTTTAAAAATAGCACGCTATGTTTGTCTCGTTAAACAATGCAAAACCTATTGATATGAAGACGATTGCGGTATTTTATGAGGCTGAAACGCCAGAAAATTGTAACAGGCTGGCTTTAATTAAAAAAGTGGTATGTGTGAACAGCACCGAGGCGGAATATTATAAGACCCGGAACGCATATCTGGAAAACCCGGAATATTCAAAGGCCCTTTCCTTCTGCTGGTGGCTGGAAGATGCGGAGGCCGACAGGATTCTAAACAAGGTGCTTGAGAGGAACGCAGCCCAGGCGGGCATTGCATACGAAACAGTTTAATGTCTTAATATTCACATTTTTAAAATCTTTTTATATGGAAACTTTGACAATGCAAAACGAAGCAATTACCCTCCAAGAGGGTTTGAATCAAGTGGTAATTAATAAAGTGCAAAGCATGATTGAGCGGAACCGCTCAAACGTGCAAGGCACCGTGCAGCGGCTCTTGGAAGAGCAGAAGATTTCACAAGATTTTATTGCCCCTATTGGGGTAAGCAATCAAGGGGCCGCGCCGGTAATGACTTTCGCCGGGGAGGAAAAACTATTGGTAACACTCCCAGACGGCGAATTTACCTTGCATGATAACGCCACCGGCCAGCTTGCCGAGAAAATGGGGGTGCCGGTGCGATACCTTAAAAACCTGTCAAAGGGCGGGGAGTGGGAGCGCCAGCTTGCCGCGACAGTGCTTAATGAGCATAGCCGGAACAGCCACCGGAGCCGCGTTTTGGTGCGCTCTGTGGGGGGAGAGGTAAGGGCGGTTTTATCTGACAGCTATCGCCGCATCAATAGCTCTATTATTCTTATGGCTTTTATGCAAGAAGCCCTGAGCCAAGGCGCCCTAATGGCGGATGCTTTTATGAGCGACACGAAAGTTTGGGCCGAGACAATTCTTCCCACCCCGTTAATCGTGCCCACCAAGCAGAACGGCGATATTGTTATTTTTATGGGGGCCCGCTTTAGCACTTCAGATTACGGCGATGGCGCGGTGGATATGCGCTCTTTTATGCTGAACGGCGCTTGCCTCAATGGCATGGTAAGGGAATCAGTAATGAAGCAAATTCATTTAGGGGCCAAATTACCGGACAATCTCTCCCTGAGTGACCGAACATACGAGCTTGACACACAAACCACAGTATCGGCGGTAAGTGACCTCACAAAGGGGCTGTTTTCCAAAGAGGCTTTCACCCAAAAGGCAATCGAAATCCAAGCGGCAAGTGAAATGGGGGTGGATTTGGAGAAGGAACTGAAAACGCTATTAAGCCGGGGAACTCTTAACAAATCAGAGAAGGAGGGAGTGGAAGTATTGCTTATGAATAACAACCCCAATGACGGCGTGACCGGGGGCGCTTCTTTGTGGAAGCTCACGCAAGCGATAACTGCTCACGCTCGGACGGTGGACCCTGTGAGAGCCCGGGAAATGCACGAGATTAGCGGGGCCCTGCTTAACCGCGTGAAATAACCCGGCCAATTGTTTAACCAGAGGCGCCCGGGGGATAATCTCGGGCGCTTTTTTAATCACATATTTTATGAATGATTTTTTAATCCTTATCGGGGTTTTGGCGGCAATCACTGTGCCGGTGACAATCACCTTGGCTCAAATGACACTGAGTTATGCCAGTAAGAGGGCCAGCGAGCCCGGTTTTTTGGATTCGTCAAAAAACCCCTGTAATTTTGCTATCTTCAAAATAACACCCATGAATCACTCAACTATTTATCGTGTGCGTTTTAAACAGGCCATTGACGGTCAAAAAGAGCATTTCTTTTTCAGTCTCGCGGCCATTTATGACCACTTCACTGAAGAACAGGTCGGGGCCCCTCTCCGCAAGCTGTGGGAGAGTGGTGTTAGTAACGGGAACAGTTTTAAGACTGACCAGTGTACCATTCAGCAAGAGCGGGTGTATCGCAAGCCTCAGGCCAGAAAAAGACAGTAACAACCATTTAAAACAGTTTCTTTAATGTTAGGAGCAATCATTGGCGACATTGTGGGGTCGCGTTTTGAATTTGATAATTACCGGGCGACAGACTTTGACCTTTTCACCGAGGACAGCACGTTTACGGATGATACCGTTTGCACCGTTGCGGTGGCTCAATGGCTTATCATATCCGGAGAGAAGGGCATAACCAGCGCCGGGCGTTTTGCCAGCACCTTGAAGAGCTGGTGCCTGAAATACCCGAATGAAAGTTACGGGGCCAGCTTCGCCAAGTGGATAGCCAGCCCAAAGGAAGAGCCGAAGCCCTATAACAGTTTTGGCAATGGGGCGGCCATGAGAATAAGCCCCGTTGGCCTTTATTTCCATGAGCTTGAAGATACACTCGTTTACTCAGATATGGTTACCGGTGTAACGCACAACCACCCTGAGGGGATAAAGGGCGCCCGGGTGGTGGCTGAAATAATGCATTCAATACGGCGTTTTGGGGCCAATAAGAAAGAGATAAGGGAAATTGCCGAGGGGAAATATGGGTATGACCTCTCGGCCAACTGTGACGAAATAAGGGCCACGAATCAGTTTGACGAGACTTGTCAGGTGACCGTTCCGCAAGCAATAACGGCGTTTTTAGAGAGCTCAGATTTTGAGAGCTCCATACGCCTGGCCGTTTCCCTTGGTGGTGACAGTGACACCATCGCGGCCATAACCGGGAGCATTGCCGAGGTCTTCTATGCGGACATTTCCCATGATTTAATCCGCGAGGCAATGATACGATTGCCAGAGGAAATTCGCGATGTTGTTTATGAATTTTACAGGATTTTATATATAAATAATCCGGTTGTTTTTGGTGAAATATATAATAATCTGTAAGTTTGTACCTGTCAAAGGTAGTATGATTACCACTTCGTTTGCAAAAAAACCAGTCCGGGGGAGGGCTGGTTTTTTTATTTGCTCTTATTCCTCAATCAAGGAAACATACCAATACCCGTTTCTCTGGTAAAGCGATTTAATGGTGTACTTGCTGCCAGCCCTTAAAAGCACCTCCGCCTCGGAAGGGTGGGCGGATAACCTGTCAAGAATGCCTCCGCCCTTGGTCTTTACCATCACTTTAATATTGCCAGTGAAGCCACCCCCTCTATACGCGGTGCTGAAAAAGCCCTTATCCTCCCATTTCGTCCCCTTCCTGAGTGCCTCTTTCATTTGCGCGATGATAATATCAGTATCTCCGCCAATACCACGCCTGAGAACACCTTCAAAGCGAGGCATTTTTGTAAGGCCCCGGCTGGCTGCAATGGTCGCGTATTTGCGCGCCGGGGTTAGTGAGTTTGTCCTCAGGGCGGTATTAATCGCGTAACCCTCGTTTGAGGTGTAAGTAATTATCGCTTTAAATTCCTCAGGATAGAGGCCGAACCTTTCGCATATTTCTGCAATTTTATTGTCCGGGAATCTATCACCGTAAATAAATTTTAAATCGCTCTTTTTAGCTTCAAGAAACGCCTCATATTCTTTTGTTGTTAGTTTATCCCTGTGAGGAAGTCTTCGCTTTTTATCGTGGTATTTAATGGCCAAATCGCGCCTTAATGTATTGAGTTCACCCTCTGACGTTGTGACGGCATAATTCCAATCATCGCCGCCGGCTGAAACAATCATCCGCTCCCGTTTCAATTCAAGCTCCCTTATTTGCCTGAGCTCTTTTTTTGAATAGTGATGTTCAAGTGTTTGCTTGGTTGGAACAGGGGTGCCGGCCAGTTCTTTTTCTAAGCGTTTTATTTCCTTTTCTGCCAGTACCATGTTCACGGCCCGGGTATCTTCATAAGTGGTCGGAACCCCTTTGATTTTTACAGGGGGTGCCTTGGATAGCTCCTGGGCTGCCTTAATCTCTTTCGCGGCTTTTATGGCCTCTTTTGAAACAATGGCCTGTATCTTGTCATGCTCGGCCTGTAAGAGCTTTAAAAGCGCCGGAGAGGTTTTATACTTGGTTAGGGTGTTCTCCTTTAACCAGTTTATTTCAAAATCAAGGTAACCCAAATACTCCCCCGGTGACTTGCTTTCCTTTTTGGCGGTGTGCTTGTAGTAAGCATCAAGAAGCCCGTCTATCTCCTGAGGGGTGTAATCTTTTTCAAACTGAGCCTTTAACGGGTCGGCTGGCTTGTGTTCACTGACAGCCTTTTTTACCACCTCCTTTTGTTGAGTGGTGGGTGCTGGTGCCGGGGTTGTGTTCGCTTTCTTTGTTACCCCTTTGACGGCGTGAAGCAATTTGTTTGCCTTCCCGGCCAATTGGCTCGGCGTGGCCCCCGGGTCGCCAAGGGTGCTTTTCAGAGCTTCCAGCTCGGGCCCGCCATAACCAGCCGCGAGGGCTTGCTCTATCTTCTTTTGCGCGTACTCTTTTTCATAAGCAAGGGCCGCCTGTTCATTCAGCGCCTTTTGGGTTTCATTCAGGTTTTTGACAGACTTATTTTGAGCCGTTTTTGACCAGGACTTTGCTGCCCCTTGAATGTTTGCCCCGGCGAAGTTGTCTTTAAGGAAATAAGGCAGGTTTTTAGCCGTTTTTATGGCCTCAGAATGATTGTCAACCCAGCTGGTGAATTGCTTTGGCAGCTCCTTTACCTCTCCGGTGAATTTCCAGTCCGTCACATCCTCTCCGTCAAGAATGGCCTGTTGGTAATCCAGAAACTCTTCCTCACTGGCCAGAATGGTTTCCGTGTGGCATCTGCATTGAGGGTGCCAGCCGTTAAATACGAAATCCTTTGGATATTCACCCGCCAAATCATCGCATATATCCACAAATGGCACCCCGTTTAAGGTGTGATTGTTCGACAGCTTTACCCGGATGCCAATAACGAAATCAAGCTGTTGTATGCGGACAAAATCTGAGGTGCGATAAGCCATGTTTACCTCCGTCCGGGTCAATCGCATTGCGTTTTTATGCGATGAGCGATAAACCCCTTGCCCGGGGTGGTATGCCTTGGCGTTTTTCGATAACTGAAGTTTTCCGTGCTTATCCCGGACACGGTGAAAGAGCTTGTCGGGATTCTGCAAGTACTGTTTCAGGTCACGGCTCAGAGCGGCGGCGCTCTTACCTTCCCCGAGCCCAATATCCAGCCCCATTTCAATTTCCTGTTTGAACTGGCTGGTATATTTCCAGACACGGTCGGAGAGGTTTAATCCCCCCATTTTGCGCGTCTGGAAGGCATAGAGGGCGTCCAGATTGCGCTTCATGTACTTTTCAATCTGGCCTTTACTCAGCTTCGTATTGTGGAAAACGGCCTGAACCAGTGAATCATTCATCTTGGCCGCGTGCAACCACTCTTCCGCCGTACCCTCTGTTATGGTTGCGGATATATCGCTGGCCATGGTTGCCGTCAACTGGTCAATGGCTTTCTTTGCCTGTGGATAATCAGCAAAGGAAAACGCCTTGCCGACTGGTGCACTCAGGTTGGCACCAATGGCGGCGGCGTCGTCAACGGCCTTGGAAAAGATAGAGGCGACCATTTTCGCGTACTTTTCCTGAGCCTTGACGTGCTTCTGAAATTCTTCAAAGTGTAAGTTGAACTTTTTAGCCATTTCTGGGTCTAATCCATTTATCATTTAGCGTGTTGCCTGATTCAATCAGTCCTTGCCTGTAAAGAGAGTTTAAGGCCCGGGAAACTTCCTCCCGCACATCACGATAGACGCAATGGGAGGGTTCCTTGCCCGCTTTTTTGTTCCGGGCGACTGTCTCCGTTATAAATTGCAATAATGCCTCTTCCATGTTCCCGGGTTTTAATTATCGGTTAAATTGAAGCTGCTCAGTCTGGCCTCGGCCTGCATTTTTATAACCTCTTGGGGGGCGTCTGAAACATAAGGATTAAGCGAGGTTGCCGTTTCCTGACTGATTAAAGGTTTGCCGCCGGTGGCTGTAAAGAGTGTTTCAATGGTTTCCTTTAAGTTGTCAGGCAATACGCTTGTAAACTCAATATCAAACTCAGTCCGTTCAAAATTGCCCATCCTCAGGATGTTTTGGGCCCCGGCTTTCAGAATGTTTAATGCACGCGAAACGGCGGTGTTATAATCGCCCTCTTGGCGCTTGGCTTTGAGAATTGAACCAAAAAATAAGAGTTTAAGGGCCACCCCTGAGATATTGCCGAGGCCCTGCTCTTTGAGGTGTGACCAGTCAACGGTATCGGTCATTCCGTAAATGAGCTCTTTTTCAAGTCTGAATTCCAGTTCCAAAGCCTCCGGGGCCCTGTCCCACGAAATCACATCAAGGTCGGCCTCAATAACGCGCCCGCTGTCTGTTTCGATAATGTCCAGCTTGATAATTTTCCCGGTGTCGTCTTTCTTGGGAATTGCCTTGACGGCGCCCTTGGCTTTATACATGGGAGAGGCGAAATAGTCGTTTGTGTCGGCAAACTTTGAAAGATTCATTTCGTACCGGTCAATCAATTCTTTTACTTCCCACCACTCAGGGTTCTTTTGAGAATGGTAGACGACCGGGATTTTCCCGAAAAGGTTGGCGTCACTTGACACCTTGGCCCAGGTCTTATCCTTTTCAAACGTCACGATTTTGTCGGCCGTAAACACTCTGAGGCGCTCTTTCTTTTCGCTGCCTGATGTCACATAAAAGCGCCAGCAAAAGGCCACCATATCGCCGTATTCGTCAAACACCGGATAATAGGTGCCATTGTCACTATTCAGAAGACGGGATTTTATGGATAATCCCTCGGGCCTCTCAACCGAATAAAAGACCAGCGCGGCCTCCGTCTCAGATTTTACCGTTTCGGCGAATGACAGGAATAGGGCATCCAGCCGACATTTCTTCCAGAGGTCTTTAATCTGTTCAATATTGCCGTCTGAGGAAGTAATTCCAACGGGGCTGCCAAACAGAAAGGCGGCGCCGGACTGTACAATCTTACGCTGGAATGGTATCGGTATCTTGGCCACCGTCACCACTTCATTTTTCAGTTTCTTATCCTGTCTTTTTCCCACCTGAGAGGGCCGCAAGGTGCGGTCGTTTCCGTACTCTTTTGCAAAGTCAACAACCCCCTCTTTGGGCTTCATTGCTTTGAGGGCCTCTTCTATCTGACCCGCCTCTAATAAGTCTTTAATAGTTGCCATGCCTTTAAGCGTATTTATGTGTTTTAAAAAAGTCCTAATTCGTTCGCGTTTAACTCTGTGGTTGCCTCAGTCTTTTTCTTCAAATGGTAATCTATTGCGTAGCAAAGAATATCCACGTATTCATCGTGTGGCTTATTGGGGAAGCCGCAAACCTCTGTTAGAAATTCATCCACCCAATCACTGTCCGGGCTGTCAACCAGAAAGACGCGCCCGGCCTCTATCTTTGGAGAGGCGGCGTTCAGGCGTGTTTCCTTGCTGTCATTGGGAGACGGGGTGCGTGTAACATTGAGATTCGTTCCCTCTCTGAGCTGGTCAATAACCGATATGCCGTTGGCCTTGGGCTCAATGCGAATGGTGCTTTCCTCAGAGTAACCATTGCGGGCCGTGTACTTTTGAATGAAGCGAATAAGGTCTGGAAATTTCAACCTCACTTTGGCCCCGTTGGTAATGAAAAGGTCATTGCCGATTTTGCACGTTGCGATAATGCCTGAGGGGTCATTCTCTGTCTTCTCAGTGTATGCCGTGTCGGCAAAGAATGTGATTGTTTGCCCCCGGTAACGTTCTGAGAAGCGGGCCCGGGAAATAACATTAAACCAGTCACGCTTCACGATGTTACCACCACTGGCAACGGGCGCCTGGTCATATTGGCCGGCATAAGCACGCGAGCCCAGGTCTGTGAGTGCTTCATCCAATACGGAACGACTCAGCCTTACAGGGTCTAAGAAGCCGTCAATATACCTGTCTCTGAGCTCCGGGGGCTGAACGTTTCCATTGGCCTCGGCTGGTAAGCAAATATGCCTTATGCCGTCCTTTTTCTTTTTTAACAGATAACCGGTGACGTCCTCTTCATGGAGCCGTTGCAT